GCGACGAATGAAGGAACGCCTCAATCAGGTCTACGGATGCCAGACATACTCGCTAAACCCGTTCATCAATTACAGCCTCGAAGGAACACCATACAGAGGACACGCAACCATCAACTAGAATTGGCACATCATGAGCGGACCAAACTACGCAACGCGCAACCAGATCAAAGCAGCACTACGCATCGGCACCGCTGACACAATCGACGACGAGCTGATCGACAACTGCGCAGGCGCAGCATCGCGCCTCATTGACGGATACTGCAGCCGCAAATTCTGGACAAGCGGAACAGCAGAGACACGCCTCTACACAGCAAGCAACGCATACGTCTGCCAGATAGACGACATCGCAGGAACAGCCATCACGCTGCAAAGTTCAACCAACGCGGATGGAACATTCGACGTGACGTGGCAACCAAACGACTACCAGCTCGAACCACTCAACGGCAACCTCGACGGCCTCACCTGGTCATACGACCGCATCCGCGCAACAGGCGACTACATCTTTCCAAACATTGACACAAGCTACGGCGAGCAGGCGCTAGTCAAACTGACCGCCATCTTCGGATGGCCAACCATTCCAGAACCAGTGACACAAGCAACCATCATCCAGGCATCGCGCATCTTCAAACGATACGACTCCCCGCTAGGCGTCGCAGGCTTCGGAGACTTGGGAGCAATTCGAGTGAGCCGCGCACTCGACCCAGACGTCGCGCAGCTCGTAGAACCCTACAGACGAATGCGGCTATTCGCGTGAGCGCAACCGTCACACAAATAAAACAAGGCATCGCAACAGCCCTCGCAACCATCCCAGGACTTCGCAGCTACGCGGTTCAACCAGACAACCTGAACCCGCCATTCGCATGGCCCATGCTGGACACAGTGACATACAACGGAGCGATGCGCGGCGGGCTTATAACCCACGTTTACACCGTCACCGTTGTCGTTGGAAGGGCAGCAGAACGCACAGCACAGAACGCCCTCGACGGCTACGTCTCCTACGACTCAGCGACATCAATCCGAGCCGCGCTAGAAGCAGACAGAAGCCTTGGCGGAGTGGTCTCGAACTTGCTGGTCGAGTCGGCAAACAACATCTCAACAACAGAAGGAAACGACACCACCTACCTCATGGTGGATTTCAGAGTTGTCGTCTACGCCTAGATTTATTTACAGGACGAACTCCGCCCTGTTAGAGTTTCATAAAGCAAACACCTCTAGTGCCGAAGGGCAGGAGCAACACAAATGGCAAAGCAAGTCCTCACAAACGTGGCTGTCACTTTCGGAACAGCGAACACCGACATCACCTCATACGTCGCATCATGCACATTGAACTTGACGGCAGCAGAAATCGCTACGACCTCGTTCGGTTCAAGTGGAGCAGTCACACGCATCCAAGGACTCAAGGACCACAGCGTCACTCTTGAACTTCATCAGGACTACCCAACGATCGAAAAATTGTTCTACGACGCATTCCAAAACGGAACTTCAGTACCAATGACAGTGAAGCCAAACGGAACAGGCGCGGCTTCTTCTTCTAATCCGCAGTACGCATTCAACGTGCTGCCCGTCAACTGGACCCCTGTAGCGGGCGCCGTAGGTGACCTGGCAACAGCCTCAATCACCTATCCAATCGATGGCGTTGTAACGAAGACAGGAACTGGCGCTTAAATAATTCCCAACCCTTACCTGCGGAGGTAACAGAATGAAACTCGCACTCGAAGTAACAACAACACACGACAACAAGAAGCGTGTGATTGTTGCGGCGTTCCCAGACTTCATCGCATTCGAAAACCGCTTCAACAGAAGCGTCGCAAAATTCGAAACAGAACTGACGCTCACTGATCTCGCATTCCTCGCATGGAACAGCGACTACCGCGCAAAGAAAACAGGCCTCGACTTCGAGACATGGTGCGATGAAATTGAAACGCTAGAACTTGCGGACCAGGCGGAGGCCACGATCGTCCCTTTGGAGATCAGTCAGCCCACTGGATAATCGCGTACCTTTCCTGCGAAACAGGAATAGCGCCGTCAGTGCTGCTGGCAGAAACACCGCGAACGATTTTCACCATGCTCGCGTACTTGCGATGGAAGGCCATCCAGCAAAACAAGTAACCTGAACGCATGGCAGTAACAGGACTACCTCTCGGACGAGCAGGCCAGGTAACAATTGCGCCGAGCGGAAACAACCCGATAGTTGTTGAAGGCATCGCAGAATTCTTACGAGCCGCTTCGAAGGCGGACGAGAACTTCAACAAGGAGATGCGCCTCGCAGCCAAACAAGTCGCGCAGCTCGTAGTTGACGGAGCCAAAGTGGAGGCCTCCACAGTGAGCAGGAACCGCCAGGCGGAGCAGGTGATGAAGGGCATGAAGGCCAGAAGCGACCGCATCCCAACCGTCGCCCTTTCAGCGAAGGAGGGCTTCGTTTCAGTGAGCAGGCCTAACCGCCTCCGCAAACGCAAAGTGACACGTGGGGATGTTTTCTTCGGCGCCGAGTTCGGAGGCCAGGCAAGGCCGAGCACACGCCAATTCTTAAGGCACAGGGGACGAAGCGGCTACTTCTTCTGGCAGACCGTCCGCAAGAAGCGCGACGAGATAGCGACCGAGTACCTCAAAGCCATCCAGGACGTGCTTACCAAACTCGCCAACGACTAGCCCCCACGAGGGACCAACCCGAAGCGGGCCAGAACGGTGGGAACGGTGGGAACGGTCGAAGCCCCACGAGGGACCAACCCGAAGCGGGCCAGAACGGTGGGAACCCAGTAAGGTAAAAGGAAGGAGGACCAATGCCCGTCTATTTCGCATCCATCAAAGCGACCCAACCAAAGCCGCTCGCAGACACTTGGGCAGAGCTCAAAGCCCTCCTTCAACACCACGAAGAAAACCCGAACAAAACAGACGGCGCCCTCTGGTCGCCAGTCGAATACTACCCAGGGACCAAACGAGGCAACAAAGGCGTCCGCTTCATCGAAGCCCTCGTCGTAGACATGGACGGCGAAGCATTCGACAACGCCAGACTCGACGGGCTGGAGTGGTTCGCATATTCCACTTATTCGCACAGCAACGAAGACCCGCACTACCACCTCGTCCTCCCGTTGGCGGAACGAGTGCCAGCAGGATTATGGCGGGCGGTTTGGCTGGGGCTTCACCAACGCCTGCAGCTCGAAGGCGACCCGCAAACCAAAGACCCAGCCCGCCTCTTTTACTTGCCGCAACATGCGCCAGATCAACCGTACGAATTCCATGAGGGACACGGAGCGCTCCTCGACGCAGACTTCAACTGGGAAACAGAACACAACATCGAACCAGGGCAAACAAGAACAGCGCGACAACCACGACAACGCAAACCACAATCGGTCATGCTTTCAGAAGAATGGTGGAACAGCGCAACAGGAACAAACCGATACAGCGAACTCAACGGCAAAGCAAAATACAAGGCGATGCTCGAAGACTTCACTGCACTCATGAACCAAGTCGGAGGACCAGAGTAGAATTACGCGCATGGCTGGCGAGCGCACCTTCTTAGTTAAATTCATTTCAGACACCCTCGGCTTCAACAAAGGCATCGCCAGCGTAAGCGGAGGAATGGGCTCCCTCAAAAAAGGCGTAACAGGACTACTGCCATCATTCAAAACGATGGCGATAACAGGGGCCGCCGCTTTCACTGCGACAGCAGCAGCCGCATACAAAGCCGTCGAAGGAGCAGCACAAGATCAGAAGTCCCAAGCCCTCCTCGCACAACAACTCAAAGCGACCACAGGCGCAACCTTGAGTCAGATAGCAGCAGTTGAAGAACAGATCAACGTGATGATGCTGGCGACAGGCATCGCAGACGACAACCTGCGCCCAGCCTTCGCACAGCTCGTACGTGCAACAGGCTCGGTAACAGAAGCCAACGACCTCATGAAATTGAGCCTCGACGTTTCAGCAGGCAGCGGTAAAGATCTGACGTCAACAGTTGCAGCCCTGAGCAAAGCCGCGACTGGCAACTTCGCAGCGCTTGGCAAACTTGGAATACCGCTGAGCGACAACATCAAGAAGTCCAAAGACATGAACCTGGTGACGGCTGAATTGAATAAACAATTCGGAGGCGCAGCAGCAGTCGCAGCAGACACATTCTCAGGACGACTGCAACGATTGAAGACAGGCTTCGGAGAAGTTGTCGAATCAGTCGGCTACGCACTTATGCCAGCACTCGAAGGAGCGATGAGCCTCATCACAGACAAAGTGATGCCAGTCCTTAATGAGTTCGGTAGCGCACTTTCAGAAGGCGGAATAGGTGGCGGCATCCAATTCATCGCTGACAAATTCAAAGAAGGCGCCCCAATACTTGTAAACGCACTTCAAGAATTGATAACAGCAGCAATCGACTGGACAGTAACGACAGGAGCCCCAGCGTTCGCTGCAGGACTTCAACGATGGGCAGAAGCGCTGACGGGCTGGATTGAACCACGCATCCCTATGTTCATTGGGGAACTGCGCGACTTCCTCCTCAAAGGCTACGAATGGATATACAAAGAAGGACTGCCAAAACTGGTGACCGTCGTGCAAGGACTAGGAGACACCCTCGCGTCATTCGTTGGTAAAGCAGCGCGACAACTTCCCGCACAACTCGTAACGTTCCTGGCAGACATCGCAAAGTGGGTACTTTCAGATGGAATCCCTGCGCTGCTTTCAGCAGGAACAAGACTCGCAGGCTCACTTATTAAGTGGACGCTAACAATCGGAGGCCAACTCATCGCGGGACTTGGCGGAGCCATCGTCGCATTAGTCGCAGCACTTCCCGACATTTTCGTTGGCTTCATTAAAGGCATCGCGAACATTGCAGTAAACGCCGTTAAAGGCTTCGTCGGAAAATTCGACGAGATGAAAACCGCCCTCGCAAACATTGCCGTCTCGGTAGTTAATACCCTCATCGACGTCTTCAACAAGATACCGCTTGTACCAAACATCCCGAAAATTACGCTGGACACAAAGAAGCTAGGAACGCAGATGGGACTAACAGGAGCACAACTCCAGGAAGTCAACGCAAAGTTCGATGGCGTAAACGGCACCCTCAAAGTAAGCAAGACAGCACTCAACGGCTTCACAGACGCATCGGACGACGCAGGAGCATCATCGAGCGGCGCAGCAAAAACCATCAAGACAGCCAAAGAAAAACTGAAGGAATACACAGACGCGCTGAGGACTTCAACCTCAGCACAGAAGGCATTTAGCAAGGCACAGACCGACACGAAGAACGCACAAGCAGACCTCAACCAGGCAACACTCGACGTGGCGACAGCACAAGCCGCCCTCGACAAAGCCGTCTCTGGATACGGAGCAGCCTCCCCAGAAGCCATCGCAGCGCAACGCAAATTGGACCAGGCGCAACGAGGCGTGGAACGAGCTGGCTACCGCGTTGAGGAGTCCGTCTTCGCCATCGCGGATGCGGAACGACAGCTCGCAGAGATACGCCTAGACCCAGAGTCCTCCCCACAGGCGATACGGGAAGCCGAGATAGCGCTGGCTGAGGCGAAGCTTTCAGCAAAGGACGCCACAGACGAGCAGAAGGACGCAACAGATGACCTGGCCACGTCACAGAGCACCCTGAACGAACTTATTTATGGGGCCGTTATTGGCTCAGACTTTTATGCCCAATTCAGCGACGCCCTCACAGAAGCAAAGGGACGCCAGGAAGAAGCGACCATTCGAGTCGCAGACGCCATCGACCGTGAAGCAGAAGCCCAGGAGCGCCTCAACACAGCAAACGAGAAGGCCGCTGAGATTGCGAAACTTTACCCAAAGATAACGGCAGGGATAACCAACCCGATGGCCTCGGTAGTTACCCAACCAAACAGCACCATCGGAAACAGAAACCGCGACCTCGTCTATGCACAAGCAGGACCACAAATAACTATCAACGCTGGACTCGGAGCAAGCGGCATCCAAGTAGGGCAAGAACTCGACCAATACCTCCGCGACTACCAACGCCTCAACGGGACAACCTTCAACTTCGGATCGATATAGCCCATGGCGCAACAAACCAACTGGGGCGAAACACTCGCAATCAAGCTCGACGTGGGATTTCTCACAGACATATTCAAACTAGACAGCAGCACACTCGACGGACCAGACAAAATCGAAGGAACGACAGACTTCGTAGACATCACCCAATACGTCCAAACAATAAACATCAACCGAGGACGCAACAGCCAACTAGACACATTCAACCCAGGCACCCTCAACATCACAGCAGACGACAGAGCAAGCAGCCGCTCCTTCGACCCGTTGAACACAGCATCACCCTGGTACCAAGGCACATTAGGAATAGCACCACGACGCAAAGTCGAAGTTTATGGAGGCAGCGCAGGAACGGCCGCCATGTACAAAGGCTACATTTACGACTTAAACATTGAATACGACGAACCAAACCTGTCAACAGCAACCATCCTCGCCGTTGATGCCTTAGCCCAACTAAGCCAAACCAACCTCGCAGCATTCAACCCGAGCCAACAACTCACATCGCAACGCGTCGAAGCCATCCTTAATCGCAACGAAGTCTCCTGGGCAACAGCGCTACGAAGCATAGGAACAGGCGTCGCAACTTGTGGAACCATTGCATACGAAGACAACACCAACACCCTCCAAGCCTTACAAGCCGTACAGATTGCAGAGAACGGTCGCCTCTTCGCAGATAGAGAAGGCCTGGTCCAATTTGACCCACGCATAACAACATCCTTCGGAACAGCAATAGCAACACTCGGAGGAACAGCAACAACCGCAATACCGATTGAAGCGCTGCAAACTGTCTACGGCGCAGAAACAGTCCTGAACCGCATCTCAGTACAGATAGCAGGAGGAACAGCCTCAAGCGTTGCAAATGGAACAGCAAGCCAAACCGAATACGGAATTAAAAACTTCTCACTAACAGACGTGCCACTAGTTGACAACGCATCAGGCTCAGCCCTCGCAGCTAACCTCCTAACCACATTCCAAACGCCCGAGGTCTATTTTACAGAAGTCGGCATCCTTGTTAACAGACTCACAACAGCACAACAGGAACAAGTGGCGTGCTTCGAAATCGGAGACATCCTCTCGGTCACCAAAACATTCGGCACAGGAACACCAAGCAGCGTTACACAAAACGTCGTTATCGAATCGCTTAGACGCCAGATAACCCCAAGCCGACATCAAATAATTCTGGGCCTCGGGAAGATTGACTTGCTGCTGCCATTTATTCTGGATACGAGCACGCTCGACGATGCCACATATGCGATAACCTAGAAGCATTATGGCACTACGTCCCAGCTTCAACCCAGGCGACACCCTAACCGCAGCGAACATGAACATCCTGGCAAATAGCCTCGTTTCAATTAACGCGCAAACAGGAACCGCATACACAATCGGCACAGCAGACGTCGGCAAACTCGTCACGCTGAACAACGTCGCTGCAGAAACCATCACAATCCCAGCAAACGCGAGCGTTGCATTTGCGATTGGCGATCAAGTTAACTTCTTCAATTTGTCAACAGGAACCGCAACATTCGTAGCAGGAGGAACTGCAGTCATTCGAAGCGCAGGCAGCAAACTAAAACTCGCAGACCAATACGCAGTCTGCACAGTTCTAAAAATTGATACCGACGCATGGGTAATGCTCGGCAACGTTAAGGCATAGCGATGCAACTACTCGCAGGAGTGGGAGCTATTGGTGGCAAACCAACCGAAGTTGAATATCTAGTTATTGCTGGTGGCGGTGGCGGTGGCGGTTGCAACAACAGCACAGCTGGTGGTGGTGGTGCTGGTGGCTACCGCTCTAACACTTTGGCACTTCCTGCAAGTTTCACGGTAACCGTTGGAGCTGGTGGCGGTGGATTTGGTCAAGGCGTAAATTCCGTTTTTAGTTCAATCACTTCAACTGGCGGCGGTTACGGTGCTGGTCGAGATAGCGGTGGAACTTACATCAACTCAACCGTCGGAGGTTCTGGCGGTGGTCAAAATGGTTCACCATCATCAAACGGTCCATCAAACGGAACAGCAGGAGAAGGAAATGCTGGCGGAAACGGTGGAGGTTTCAGTGACCCTGCACGTGGAGGAGGCGGCGGCGGCGGTGCTAGTGCAGTTGGCGGAAATGGTGGCGGCGCTGCTAGCGGTACTGGCGGTGCAGGAAGCGCATCATCAATAACAGGTTCTTCAGTCACTCGTGGCGGTGGCGGTGGCGGTGGAACATACAACGGTGGCACTGTTGGTTCAGGTGGTTCAGGTGGCGGTGGCAATGGCAACAGTGGTTCTGGAACACCGAATACTGGCGGTGGCGGTGGCGGTGCTGGAGAAAGTCGATTTGCTTTTGCTGGTGGAGGAAATGGTGGTTCAGGAATTGTCGTCATCGCTTACCTTGCTGATTACGATGCCTTGACCACAATCGGCGGAGGACTTACTTATTCAGTGAGCACAGCAAGTCGACCTGGTTATCGCGTCTACACATTTACAGCTGGAACAGGAACGGTCACTGTCTAATGGCACACTACGCATTCTTAAACGAAAGCAACATCGTCACTGAAGTTATTACTGGCAAAGACGAAAACGAACTTATCGATGGACTTACACCAGAAGACTGGTATGGAAATTTTCGCAAACAAAAATGCGTGCGAACTTCATACAACAACAACATTAGAAAACAATACGCATCCATCGGATACACATACGAGCAAACCGCTGACGTTTTCATCGCACCACAGCCATACCCATCGTGGTCATTAGATAGCAACTACGATTGGCAAGCACCAGTAGAACGCCCTGCGGATGGGAAAGATTACGAGTGGGAAGAAGACGCGCAGGCTTGGGTAGAAACAGCCGCTGGCTGATTGTCATACCAGCAAGCCTCCTCGCCCTTTTCATACCAACCAAAACCAAAGCAGACGCGCTAGGCGCCTGGACATTCAGTAAGACCTGCATCGCAGCAGAAGGCGGCAACGCAACACCAACCGCCGATGGCTTCATCATCGTTGGACCAGACGGCGGAACTTGCGCGGGACGGGCCAACCACACGCAGCTCGAAACAACCATCCCAGAAGGCATCACCCTCATCGCGTTCACGTGGGCCTACCAAACGACAGACGGCGCCTGGTACGACCCACCCCAATACGCCATCAACGGAGCCGCAACGGGCCTGGTTTCATTCCAAGACCCCACCCAGAACAACAACGCGACAGGGACCATTGAAGCGCCCGTTCAACCAGGAGACACCTTCGCCATTCGCCAGGCTTCGACTGACAGCTGCTGCGCCCCAGGAATTCTGACGATTAGCAACCTGAACTACGGAACAGGACAGGCAACGACAACCACAACCGAGCCGAGCACCACAACCGAGGCGACCACCACCCTGCCAGAAACAACCCTCCCAACGACCACCCTGCCCACGACAACAAGCACCCTGCCTCAAACAACAACTAGCGCCCCTTCGACAACCATCCCCGAAACGACGACCACTTCAACGACAACCACCACGACAACCACCACAACGACAACATCAACTACCTCGACGACCAGTACGACCGTCTACGAGCCGCCCGCCACCATTGCCGTACCGCCCACAACAGAACCACCAACGACAACCACCACAACGGATCAGCCAACAACCACAACCACCACAACTGCAACGACCACCACAAGCACAGCACCACCAACCACAACAACGACAACAACCCCACCAACAACGACATCACCCCAGACTACCCAGCCCACGCCAACCACCCTCCCACCTGAGCCGCCCAAACCAGGCGAAGCCTCAGACGCCGAGATAGCAGAAACAGTCGTCGCTTTGGCTGAGGCAGAACCAGAACAGATAGCAGCCATCATCGATGACGTGCTCGAAAAGGAACTTCAGACAGATCAAGTCGCAGCGATTGTGACAAGCCCACAAGTTCTGGCAACCATCACACAGGACCAGGCGACGCAGCTCTTCGAGCAAATCAACACAGACGAACTAACAGCAGACGAGGCAGAAGCCGTCGTCGCAGCCGTTCAAGATGCGCCAACAGCAATCAAACAAGCATTCGAAGCAGCGCTAAACATTTTCTCTGGTTTTGCAGATAACTACATCGCATCAAACTCAACGATCCCAGTGGCGCAGCGACGAGCGATGGTTGCGTTGAGTGCAGTATTATTGAGCGCAAGCCCTGCACTAACCACACGGAGAACACGATGAAATTCTGGGGCGAGATACACGCATTGCTCTGGACCATCGGCGCGTCCATTATCACGATAGGAACCCTGTCGGGCTTCACACAGCAGCTCGCAATTTGGGTAACCATCGGGACGCTTGCGCTTCATTTGGCTGGTGCCTTAACGAAGAAGGAAGACCAGCAATGAAAAAAATCCAGAACGTGACATTCCGCATCGGCGCATTATTCGGCTCATCGGCATTGGCAGCAGTAGCAGGCGGCGCCCTCATTGGCGTTGAACTTTGGAAAAGCGCAGCCCTCGCAGGACTTATGGCAACCGCACAAGTGATGGAAAAACTCCTTCGCTCCATGGTTGACGGCGACCTAACACAAGAAGAAATTGCTGCAGCATTCGAAGGCAACGGAAAACCACGAGCCAAGTAATGGCATCAGGAAAGAAGGCAGCATCGCTGCCCATCATCCCAGTACAGCTCTGCTCGCACTTAAAGAACGCCAAACCAGGCGAACTACCAGCAAAACTACTGCGAGCCGTTGAAGGCAAAGGACGACTGCACCATTGCGCAGCAGACGCATACGAGGCAATGGATGCGGCAGCAAACGCAGAAGGAATCGACCTAGCCCCGACTTCACAAGCAGACACATATCGCAGCCTGGAGACACAGGAGTACGGCTTCTACCAGCGCTACACAACCAACGTCATCGCAGGCCAGAAGCCTCGCGTTTACAAAGGGCAAGCGTGGTACTTGAAGAAGGGCATGGCGATGCTTGCGGTACCAGGCACATCGAAGCACAACCTCGGCATTGCGATAGACATCGCGAACGCCAATGGGAAGCGCCTCGAATGGCTCAAGGCAAACGCCGTCTCGTTTGGCTTTTCATGGGAAGTCGTGCCACAGGAACCATGGCATCTTCGCTACGTCGCAGGCGATAACACGCCACAACGCGTAAAGGACTGGCTGGCAAACAAAGCAGCCCAGGCTTGAAATGGACTGGGGAGTTGTTCTCGCAGCATTGCTGACCAGCATCGGCGGAATTATTACAACCCTCCTCGTCCGTTTCAGAAAAGAAAACGCAACAGACCACGCAAGCGTGATGCAAGCCATCAACAAGATAGGTGGAAATGTTGAACGCATCGACTCTAAACTTGACTCACACATTGATTGGCACTTAAAGGAGGCGTCGAGTGGGCAAGTTTCTAACAGAGGTAAAAAATACCGAACTCAATAAACGACTGAACCGCATCAACGAGATAGCGGAACAACTCGGCAAAACAGACGGCGAAGACTTCCGAGCCGCATTAGCAGACCCAACCATTCGACCAACACAAATCCTCAAAGCGCTACAAGCGCGAGGAATAACCATGTCGGGTTCGATCATTACACGCTGGCGACAGACAAACAATGTCACTCGCTAAAGACATTCGCTACGGCGTGCAACCAGCCTGGCCCATCATTCAACAAGGCAAGCGATACCAAGTGCCTGCCTTGAAGCCAAGCGACGAGAAGCGCGACACGATGCGCACCGCCGTCATTCTTCCAGACATGCAGCTCGGTTATTTCAGAACAGGCGACAACACCCTCGAAGCCATCCACGACGAAGCAGCAATCGACGTCGCACTTCAGCTCGTGCGCAAAGCCAAACCAGACCAGATCATCCTCGTGGGCGACAACCTGGACCTCTGCGAGTTCGGCAAATACCGATACACCCCAGCGTTCGCGAGGACCACGCAAGCCGCCATAGACCGCGCAACCGAGCTATGCGCACAGCTCCGCAAACTAGCCCCACAAGCCCGCATCGTTTGGATAGCAGGCAACCACGAAGAACGCCTCGGCAACATGATCCTGGACAGCGCAGGAGCCGCCTACGGGCTTCGACGAGGCAACACCCCACAGGAATGGCCCGTACTTTCAGTCCCCTATTTGTGCCGCCTAGACGAGACAGAAGTCGAATACCTGCCTGGCTACCCAACGGGCGCCCACTGGATTAACGAGCGCCTCCACGTCATCCACGGGGACCGAGTCGCGAGCGGCGGCAGCACCGCCCATAAGTACCTGGCGACCGTAAAAACCTCCGTCATTTACGGACACATCCACAGACGCGAATGGGCAGAACGAACACGCGACGACCACGACGGAGCTCGAACCATCCTCGCAGCAAGCCCAGGCTGCCTCGCGAAGATTTCAGGCGAAGTACCGAGCACACGCGGAGGACACGACCTCGACGGGCGCCCCCTTTACCGAGCAGAAGACTGGCAGCAAGGCATCGCGATCGTCGAATACTTCCCAGGCGACGGCGACTTCAACCTTGAGCTCGTACCCATTCGCGACGGCTGGGCCAGATACCGAGGCCAGGATTTCATGACGGAGCAGCCATGACAACGCCAGTCATCGTCGTCTGGGCAGACGCGCACACGAGCACAGAGACATGGACGCCCATCGAGGACTTAGACCAGGAGGAATACCTGGTCGAAACTTGCGGCTTTCTTCTTCCCACGTGCGACGGAGGGAAGCCCGAACACATCACTGTCTACCAGTCGAGGACGCCAGACGACGAAGTGGACGGCGTGCTGAACATTCCCGTGGGGATGGTTCGGCAGCTCAAGATTTGCGGCCCGCAAACCCTAGTGAAATAAGGGGAATATCGGGTGGTTGCTTTGTCATACAAAACCCCGTACTGTTCAAGTCGTGGAGCACAAGCCCCACACAAACAGGAGGAACAGCATGGACACAGCAACCGAGATCGAATACGAGAAGCGAGAACTGAACCGCCGCTACACACAAGTGCGGAACAGCCTGATCATCGCAGCAGACCAACTCAAAAAACTTGAGGAAGAATTCGGCTTCGAATACCAGGACACAATCACCGAACTCAAAAACGTGCGCGAGCAGCTGCGAACAGACCAGCAGATGGCAACCGAGATGATCGAATTCATGGCAGAAGACTTCGAAGCCGACCACACGCCTGCAGCAAACTAGGAACGACGATGAGCACAACAATCAAAACGACCACGTGGACCATTTCAGAAGGCCACGAAATAACAAAGACACTCGAAGGCGACTCATCGATAGCGGGCTACGTTTCAGCGACAAAGTGGTACGCCTGGTCAACGACCATGAAGTGCAGCTGCGGATGGCAGAGTTCATGGACCGCCAAACTCACCAACAAAACAATCAACGAAGCGCACGAACAATGGATGGCACACCAACAACTTATGGAGGCACAGCAATGCAACTGACACAAGGAACACAAAACTTGCTAACGAAAATCGTAACGATGGCGAACCTATACGGGAGCACCTGCCCCTGGCACGAATGGCTAGACGAGCCGTTGACACAAAAAGAAAAGGGCAACCTCACTGACCTGGTGAAAAAGGGCTTCATCAAAGTCGGCGAAGATAGCGGGCAGATTTACTACGACATTTCAGATGAGGCATTCGAGCTCATCGAAAACATGAGCAACGACGAAGCAGGCAAGTAGGAACGACGATGCGCGAACTCATCTACACCACAAGCCGCGAAGTGGCGAAGGGCCACAACGTGCAACGCACAGTCATAGAACGGCACATGCGCAACACAGCAACAGGAGAACTACGAATTACAAAGACGACAAAGTTCAACTGCGCATGCGGCGAAAACGAATACTTAGGAAGCATCAGCATGGACAGCTACCAGGAACAACACGAGCAACTTATGGAGGCACAGCAATGAGCAACAACAAATACCCGATGGTGAGCCTTCGACTTCCACAAACAACTCTCGACTGGCTGCGCACAGAAGCCAAGGCATACGAAACAAGCACCGCTGACATTGTCAGACAAGCGCTCGCCCTTTACCTTGAGCAACAGCACGAAGGAACAGGCGACCACTAGACTGAAGTCGGCTAGTTCAGCGACCTCGGCGGGCGCTTCGAGCAGCCCGCCATCACCCCCCTCCTTGTGATGGCGTTATTCACCAACACCCCTGCACAGAACGGAGACACATGCGACGGATAACCGCAAGCATTGTCACAGCAACCCTCCTGCTCGGCGCAGCAACAGCCAAAGCAGCAGCACCCACCACAGCCCACCAAACCCACCCAGCGACCACCACAGGCCACGACAGGCACCTCAGAGAAGCGCCCCAGGAACCGATCCAATTCAGACACGGCAGCATCGCATGGCTTCCACAGCTCGCAGCAGAAGCAGGCTGGCCCCCAAAGACATGGCGCAAACTTGGGCAGATAATTCTGCGCGAGTCAGGCGGCTGCCCGAACAGACGAGGCGGCGACAAAGTCGACAAGAACTGCAACATCACAGGACACGACGGCAGCAACCACCGATCGGACACGGGCCTACTTCAGATCAACGGCGTCAACTACGACCAGACGAGGAACCAATGGGCGCTGGTTTGCCGTGAAAAAATTGCCTGCACACAGGAACCCCTCCTCGACGCAACGACAAACCTACGCGCAGGCTTCGCCTTATTCAAAGCAGCAGGCTGGGACCCTTGGACGCCTTCCACGTGGGGCCAGTGACCATCCACCACTAGCGGACAGCCATCCTCTACCGTTGAAGAAACACCAACAAGGAGGAACACCATGACAGACCGAATGAAGCAAAGCTGGATTATCGCGCTCGTCGCTTTGGGCTGGATATTTTGGCTGGCACCAACGGCAGAAGACCTGCCAGGCGCGGAACCAGCGACACCCAACGAGTGGAAGATTTGGCTCGGCATTAACATCATCGCCATCGGAGCGGTCCATTTCTACAACGTGCGCATCGGACGCCAGTGGCGCCAGGAAGCACGCGAAGCACACGAGCGGCGCCGCTCGATGCAAGACCACCCAACGCACCACAGCTACGAATGAGCAACGGTCACGTCGTCGACTTCTGGTCAGAAGGGGAAAACGTCTTCAGACCACAACGCCCCAGATGGCAAGAGAACGCACGATGCAAAAGCCAAACCGAGTTATTCTTTCATGAGCAATCGACAACTTCAGTGGAGCAGGCGAAACAGATATGCCACCAATGCTCGGCACGACGCATCTGCCTGAAGTTCGCGATAGACAACGACGAGGTCGGCATTTGGGGAGCCACAACTACGATGGAACGAGAACGGATACGACGAGCTCGAAGGAGAGGCCATGACATCACCACAGAAGCGTAAAGGAAACAGCGCGGAACTTGCCGTCGCGAAGTGGCTGCGCACGTGGGGATGGATACATGCGGAACGATCCCGCGCAGGCTGGACAGACGACCGAGGCGACATCGACGGGATGCCAGGCGTGTGCATCGAAGTGAAGAACGAGAAGCGCATAAACATCCCTGGCTACCTTGCCGAGCTTGAAGTTGAGATAGACAACGCGGAAGCCTGGACAGGCGCCGTCATCATCAAACGCCGAGGCAGCATCGACGTCAACGACTGGTACGCCGTTATGCCCGCCCGCATTTGGGCAGAGCTCCTCGCCATGCTGGACCAGCCCACCAAAATCCCCACAACACCCATCGACTAAACCATCACCAACTAGACCAGGCAAACCTGGTACGGTAAAAATTCCAAAACCTAAAACACAGGGAGCCCTGCACCATGACCGCCGAATTCGACTTACTCGAAGCACCCAAAGACAGATGGGGTCGCTACAAAATAAACAACCCATCAACAGGAAAAGAACGCGGCTACACACGCGTAACAACCATCGCGAAAACGCTAGACGACACAGCCTCACTCGCAGACTGGAAAGTGCGGATGGCAATCACTGGCATCGTTCAACGACCAGACCTCCTCGCACAAGCATCAACAGCAATCGACGACAGAACACGCCTCAACAAAATTGCAGGCGACGCAGTCGAAGCAGCAGGCGCCTATTCGCGAGCCAACCTCGGAACCGCCCTTCACAATTTGACCCAGCAAATAGACCTCGGAATGAAGCCACAAATTCTCCCAGGACTTCAACAAGACATCGAAACCTACATCACGAGCATCGCCGCATGGGACATGCAGATGAACAAAGACTGGATCGAAGTGCTGCTCATCAACGACGAGCTCGAATACGCGGGAACAGCAGACCGCATCGTTCGAACACGCGACGGACGCCTGGTGATTTTCGACTTGAAAACAGGCACAGACCTCTCCTACAGCTACGGCAGCATCGCAGTCCAGCTCGCCCTTTACGCACAAGCCGAATGGATATACGACTGGCGCACAGGAGAACGAACACCACTCCCAGACATCGACAAGACAAGCGGGATCATTTGCCACCTTCCAGCAGGCGAAGGCAAATGCGAATTCTTCAACGTAGACCTGGAAGCAGGATGGGACGCAGCGCAGATGAGCATGCGCACACGCGACTGGCGCAAACGAAAAGACTTATTCACGCCTTACAAATTCTCTGCTGAGAAGCGGAGGGATGTCGCACCGATGCCAACCGAAAAGGCGTCGGGCGACATCGCCGCCTCACCCAAAGCATTAGAGACACGACAGGAATGGCTCAAGCGACGCATCAGCACACTCGACCGAGCAGCACAAGCCAAACTAATCCTCGCATGGCCACAAGGCGTGCCACGCCTCCAGGACTGCAACAACGCACAGCTCGACGCACTCATCAAAACCATCGAAGCAGTTGAAGCAGACGCAAGCGCCCCATTCTTCGAACCAGACCCAACACAACCAAAACCAAAGCGACGCAAACTCGCAGCCTTTGACCCAGTGGAGGAAACACGATGAGCATTGAAGGACGCGCATACGACGTCGAGCATTACGACAAGATCGCAATCGATATACTGCGCGGACGCATCGCAAACCTTCCAGGGCCAGACCGAGCTCGATACACAATGCTGCTCGAACAAGCACGACAAGCAGGCCGCTCATTTAGCATGAGCGAACAGAAAACTCATCGACGGTTCGAAATAGCACGAGGCCTCGTCCTCTTGTTAGAAGACAACCAGTACGACGAAGGACTCGTGATAGGACTTTGCTCCGACATCACAAGTAAGCAATACAACAAACCAGGAGAAGGACTCGCCAACCTTGACTGCGCACAAGCAGAAGCATTCGCGTACGCATGCCAGCAAATAAAAGCGGGAACAATTCAACTGGTCTATAACCCAAAAACCAACAACACACACATGAAGGAGGACAGCAATGTCTGACATATTCCTAAGCGAAGGCGGCTCGAAACACCCCGCCCTCAAGTTCGAGTCGATTAACGACTCGCACGCAGGCAAAGTAATCGAAGTAACGAAGCTTGAAGACCGCGACCCGAACGGCGAACTCAAAACATGGCCCAACGGAGACCCGAAGTTCGTCTTTGTTTTCACAATGGCAACCAGCGAAGGCATCGGTTCCCTCTGGGCGCGAGGCAACATGGTGAAGGCCATAAGAGAAGCAGCTCAAGCAGCAGGAGCCACAACAATGGTCGGCGCACAACTGGCCGTCAAATTCATCGGAGAAGGCGAAAAGAAAAAAGGCTTCAACGCCCCGAAACTTTACAAAGCCAAAGTCGAACTGCCAGTCAAAGACGACTCCGAATCAATGTGGTAACAGCCAGCCACAAATAAAAGGTTTGCTAGGTGGGGAGCCGCTCCCCCGAACCGTTGAACCCCACCTAGCAATTCAGTATCCAACAGGAGACAAATGACAAAGCAAGACCTACAAAACGCAATCCAATTCTTAGAACGCACATTCGTAGGACAAGGGGACCAGGAGCGCCTCTTCAAAACCATCGAGTCATTAAAACAAGAGCTCATAAGGAGGGCCAAAAAATGATCGACATAAACCAATTCGCTGAACTCGAACTACGAGTCAACGACCTCACCAACGCATTAGAACGAGTGACAGCAGAACGCGACAACTTCAAAGACGCCGCGAACTCGCTGATGGAAGAACTCGAACTCTGCAGGAAGACACTCATCCAAGCCAACTCAGACATTTCACGCCTTCGCGTTTGGCTCGCACAAGGCGCAGAATTGTGAACCCGATGATTTTGAGCGACAAAGTCGCAGGCATCATCAAAGACCTCACCGTCAAAAACCAAATACAAAAAATCGTCAACGACGAAGCGATGAAACGAGTCGCAGAACTTCTCGACGAGATCGCACAACTCAAGGAGCAGCACAAAGCATGAGCTACGCCGAGCGAATACCAGACGCCCCATACACAGTGACCGTTCTCGCGAACACGAGCGGCTATGCAACATGGGTAGGCAAAATAGAAAACCATGACATCACAAGCGCAGCAATCGCTGGCGGCATTTACCTTCTAGTTCAACTAGACGAGAACGGCCTGCTGAGCATCGCAACCAAACCAGGAAGCGCCTGGGACGCAACCTGGTCCCCGCCAGTAGAACTGGACAGGCGATGAGCGTGCGGCAACTTTGGTGGGAATGGAACCCGCGACGACTTCGCAGACTGCTCAAACAAGGGCAAGGACAGATAGACGCGAACATCAACCTGACCAGCAACTACTTCGAGCAGATGCGAGCCGCACAGAAACGTGCAGATTACGCAGAGAAGCTCGCAAACATACGAGCCCAACTCATCGAAGGCCTCACATTGGAACTAGAAGCACGCAACGGGGAACTACACGCGCTGCGAATGGAATTACAAGGAGGAACAAAATGACCGTTCACTGCGTACAATTTTCTACAGGCATTGGATCGGCGGAAGTTGCCTTCAGAGTCCAAGATGAAGCGGCCCCAGGAGACAGGCTCGTACTTCTCACAGCAGACACGATGGTCGAAGACTACGACAATTGGCGGTTCGCAAAAGAAGTGGTCGCAAAACTTTCTGACCGTTGGGAATGGATCGTGATACGCGACGGAAGAACACCAATGCAAGTAGGAAGGGACGAGCGCGTCGTACCAAACGACAGAATGGCTGTCTGCAGCAAAATCCTCAAACGAAAAGCCTTAGACAAATGGATCAAACACAACTGCGACCCAGAAGACAGCTACATCTATTTAGGTTTCGACTGGACAGAACCACAACGCCATGAACGCGCAGCACCCTTATGGGAACCATACAAAATCAAATCCCCGCTGATGCATGAACCATTTGTAGAAAAGTCGGAGCTACTTCAAAAATACCGCGACTTCGGAATTGAACCCCCACGTTTATATTCGGTCGGTTTCAGCCACGCAAACTGCGGAGGCGCATGCGTTCGAGGAGGCCAGGCAGCATGGAAAATGCTGCTCGACTGGAACCGCGAACGCTTCCTTGAATGGGAAAACGAGGAAGAACAGACAAGGGCATACCTTAAAAAAGATGTGGCAATGCTAAAAGAAACTAAGCAGGGCAAAACAACGCCGCTAACGCTGCGCAGATTCAGAGAACGCCTCGAAGACCAACCCGCAATGTTTGACAAAGAAGACTGGGGCGCCTGCGGCTGTTTCATGGACGACGAATCATGACACGACCAGGCATCAACCCACTCAACCCATGCCCATGCAAACAACCCCAGCCCACTCAACCCTGGTGCGGCGACCGAGGCGTAGAAGAAGATGAATGACGACCCAGTCGCGGACTACATCGAAGCGCACGCAAACGGGATGTGCAACGCCTACATCATCGTCGCAACCATCGAACACATAGACGGCACAGCAGACTTCTTCATTAGCACGATGCAAAACCAAACCGCATCGGTCAGCCTGGGCATGCTCGAAGCAGCAAGCGCAGCAGAGAAGTACCGCATCGCTAAATCATTCAACGAACGATAAAACAGCCCAAAGGAGGGCCAATGAGAAAACACGGCAGATACTTAGACCCTCGACCCCTGCTGCGCCTGTTCCCAGAGGAAGGCTTCGACAGCATCATCGCAAGCCTCTGCGGAGTAGCACGCACAACCGTCGTCAGATGGAGGCGCAACCCCAACGCCCTCATCTGGGAATACGACGCAGACAGATACGCCGTCGCGATGGGCATGCACCCATCCGAAGTCTGGCTCGACTGGTTCGACATCGAAGACGAGCAAGCATCATGACACCACTCGAAGCAGCACTCGCCTACGCCAAACTAGGCATCCGAGTCATCCCGATAACGCCAGGGAAGAAACACCCGCCCATCAAAGGCTGGCAAGACAAAGCAACAACCAACGCGAACACCATCACACAATGGTGGACCAACGACTACGCGAACCACGGCATCGGCATCGCAACAGGCAAAACGAAACACAGCAACATCTTCGTACTCGATGTCGACGACAGAGAAGAATACCGAGGCTCAGACACACTCAACGACCTTGAAACAAAACACGGCCCGCTACCAGACACCGTCGAAGCCATCACAGGAACAGGCGGCAGACACCTCTACTACTACGCCCCAACCGAAATACGCAACGACGCAGGCTCACGCCTTGGCGTTGGCTTAGACATTCGAGGTGAAGGGGGCCAGGTTTTAGCGGAGCCAAGCATCCATCCGAACGGACGGCAATACAACTGGGTCGACGGAGCATCGCCCCTCGAACGCAAACCAGCGCAAGCACCACCATGGATGATCGAGCTCCTCACGAAACAACCAACGATGGTCAAACCGCCAGAGCAACCCGACACGTTCATCCAGGACCAGACAAGCCCATCGGCCCGCTTCAACGCAGAAACAAACTGGGAGACAATCCTCCTCAACGACGGCTGGACCCTTGCGAAGACAGACCGCTACGGCGAACAACACTGGACCAGGCCAGGCAAAGACCCACGTGACGGAACGAGTGCAACCATCGGACACAACGGCAACGACGCACTCATCGTCTTCACTTCGAGCATCCCCTGGCTACCAGAAGGCGGATACAACCGCTTCGGCTACGTGGCAGCACGCGACCACAACGGCGATTGGAAGCAAGCAGCAAAGGCATACCTCAATCAGCACCCCAACCCACCCGAACCAACAACAGAACCAACGCCAGACGAGATGCTGAGCATGCTCATCAAGTGGGACGACTTCTGGCAAGGGGAACACACAGCAGAAGAATGGATCGCCAAACCCCTCATCGCCAAAGGAAGACAGACCGCCCTCTTCGCAGGCGCGAAGACAGGCAAGTCCTGGCTAACACTCAACGTGGTCGCAGCCCTAGCAACAGGCAAGCCCATCCTCGGACAACCAGCGCAACCACCCACGCACGTCTTATACCTCGACTACGAAATGATTGAGGCGGACCTTTACGAACGCCTCGAAACATTCGGCTACACCGAGGACGACGACTGGTCCCACTTCCACTACGCCATCATTCCCAGCCTCCCACCACTCAACACCCAGGAAGGCGCCAACAGCATCAAGAAGCTCGTAGAGCTCACCAAAGCAGAAGTCGTCATCATTGACACCACAGGCCGCGCCATCGACGGAGAAGAAAACTCGGCAGACTCATATAGAGAATTTGCCCGCACCACAGGCCTCACCCTCAAACGCCTCGGCGTCGCCTGCGTCCGCACAGACCACGCAGGCAAAGACGGCGGCAAGAAACTAGGGCAACGAGGAAGCAGCGCGAAGAACGACGACGTGGACATCGTCTACCGCCTCGACAAGACAGAAGACGGGCTGAGACTCAAGCGAACCCACACACGGATTGGCTGGGTACCAGACACCGTCGAGCTCATCGTTGACGACATCGACAACACGACCACCATCCGCTTCAAACACAAGCAGCAGGAAGGCTGGACCCAGGCAGAGATAGACCTAGGCAAACGCCTCGACGAGCTCGGCTACCCACGCGACATGGCAGCAACAGCCATCATGCAGGACGCCAAACTTCGAGGCCTCACCCTCGCCCACAAGAAGACCGTCCTACGAGCAAACCAGGCACGCAACCTACCCAGACCAGACCCACTAGAGCGGTTCCCAACCAACGACGAGAACCGCGACCAAACATGGGAACCGTGGGAACCGTCCAAAGAACCGCCAAAGAACCGCCCCCTAGAGCCCAACGAGGGTAAGGGAACCAGTCTCCGTATCGAAGATACGGGACGGTTCCACCCCACCCCAGGCACCACCCACCCAAACCAGAACCAGCCCACCCAAACCACCCATCAGAACCCCAACGGTTCCCACCCCCCAATACACCACGAAGACACACCCGACACATTCAACTACGACGAAGAAAACTGGTAACCACAATGCCCATCCAACGCCCCTGCTTAACCTGCCGCAACCTGACCACAAACATCAAACGATGCGACCCATGCCAAACCGCCTGGGACAGGAACCGCAACCAAACACGCACGCACTACAAAGGCGACTACCCACAACGAGCAAAGCAAGTACGCGACACAGCAACCACCTGCTGGCTCTGCGGACAAGGACCAAAGCAAGGCGACCCATTCCAAGCAGACCACGTCGAGCCAGGCAAAAACGACTCCGAGCTTCGGGCCGCCCATCGCAGCTGCAATGCCGCACGTGGCAACGCGAAGCGCCCTCGATGAGGCACCCCCCGCCTCAACGGGGGGGGCGGGGCTGGACTGGCAACGCCTCGACCCTCCCTGAC